AATGTATTTAAATCATTTATAGAACCTATTAAACTATTAAACTTAATATTCAAACATAATTCTTTTAATTGTTTTGAAGTATAACCTAAGGTTATAAATAATGCCATAATTGAACCAGCTGATGTACCTATTATTGATTTAATATTTTTTAAAATATTTTTTTCTTCAAGTGCTTTTAAACAACCTATAAATGCTATGCCTTTTATTCCTCCACCTGAAAAACATAAATTTTCTAAATTCATTATTATATTAAAAAAATAAAATGAAAATGAAAAATTAACTACAAAAAAAAAATGCCGACTAAAAAAAAATTTAAAATAATATATTTAATTAAAAAAGATAATGAATATTAATATATATGAATTAAATAAAAAAAAAGATTTAAGAAATAAAACTAGATTAAAAACATTTAATTATATTTTGAACAAATGTGGAAAAAGGATAAAAATAGCATCAAATAATTTATATACTTCTTGTGTTTTTAAAATACCTTCTTATATATATGGAAAACCATTATTTAAAGTAAAAGATTGTGCAGATTTTATTTTAAATAAATTAAGAGATAAAGGTTTTAAATTAATTTATTTTGAACCAAATATTATATATATAGATTGGAAAGAGATACCTGTAAATAATAAAATAAAAAAAGAAGATTTCAATCAACATCTTAATCTTTTAAGTAATAATAAAAAAAAATTAATAATTTAATTTTTGTCAAAATTATCTTCAACTGGATAATCTCCCATTTCTGAATCCTCATCATTACTTTTTTTTGTTTCTTGATTTTCATTAATATTTTCCCCTAATTTTCCAAGTTGTAAGGATCTTTTTGCATTATATAATATTTTAGCTTCTTCACTTAATGAATCAAAATTTAATGATCTTTTAACATTTTTTTCAGTAAGATAATCATTTTGAATTTTATTTATTTCTTTATTTTTTATTAAAAGTATTTTATTTAAAAATGTATAAACCTCAGAATTTAGATAGGAATTACTTATATTTCCAAAAGTATTTGATGATGATGGAAATTTAAAATCATCCGGGGCTCTTCTTCCTCCTCCTGGCTTAAAATTTTTAACATTTCCAACAATTTTATAAAATATGTCTTTAAATTTCTTATTATCACCAACTTGAAATAATTTATTTAATTCTAATTTTAATTCTTCTGCAGTTTTTGATTCTTTTTGTGTTAATATTTTTAATTCAAATTCTTGTTCATCATCAGGTCCATCTCTATTATTTAAATAAAAATCTAATTTAAAAAATTCTTTAAAAGAATTAACTTTTTTATTTATATAAGCAGTTCTTTCCCAAGAAGAAATATTTCTTGGAAACATATGACTAACATAACTACCATTTTTTTCATTATTATTATTAAATCGTTTAAAACAAATTTTGTTTGAATCATTATATAGAATTTCGGAACCTTCTAAATTTTCTGTCTTAGTATCTAAGAAATTCATTTTACTTTTTTTAGTTATCTTATAATCTTCAATATCAATTATACCCTTATTTTTAATTAAATTAATTATGAAAACTAATTTGTTATAAATAAATAAATAAAATTCTTTTCTTTTTCTTTCTATTTTTTTATCAATTAAAATTATTCTAAATATTTTTTCATCTTCGTCTGTATCCAAATTTTCAAATTTAAGTTCTGTATCCATTTCTTCAATTTTTTCATTTTTGTAAAGTTTTAATAACACTTTTAATTTTTGTTCATAAAAAGAGATAATTTTTTTTCCATCTTGTGAAATATTTGTAGTTTCTTCTTCAGTGTCATCTTCTTCAGTGTCATCTTCTTTAGTGTCATCTTCTTTAGTAGTATCAGCAGCAGCAGCAACAGCAGTAGCAACAGCAGCCGTAGTCGTAGGGGGAGCAGCAGCAGTAGCAACAGCAGTATCAGCAGCTCCTGTTTTAGTCTCTTCTTCAATGCCATCTTCTTTAGTATCATCATGGAAGTTGTCATTTAAAAAACTTCTTCTTTTATCTAAAACATTTTGATATATATTATTTTTATCTTCTAATGATTTAAATAAATCACTGTTTTTAATACGGAAATCAAAATTTTTTTTAACAAATGTTTTTTTTGTAAGTATATTTTGATTATTAATAATATTTTTAAAAGCTCCTAATAATTTTAAAAAATCTGTGTTTTCTTTTTTGTTTATATTTTTAATTTCAAATATTTTATATAATTTATCAATTTTTATATTTAAATCATTTTTTATATCTCCAAAATAATCAAAATAAGGAAAATCTGTATTTTTTAAATTTATAATTTTTTGTAAACAACAATTAAAATTATAAATATTATCATTTATTATATTAAAATCTAATTTTTTAGTTATGTCATTTTTATTAGTTTCAAGAAAAGAATCAAGTATTTTATTAAATTTAGATACTATATCTGTGGTTTGTGTTTTAAACATATCTGGTTTAAAATCAGTCCACCGAGTTTTATAAAATGTAAGATTATCATAATTAATATCTTTTAATAATGAAATTAATTTATAATATCTTTTATCTTTTTTTTCTCTTTTAAAATCATCTCTTATCCCACCATATTTGTCAATTTCTTTTTCTAAATTAGTTATTAATAATGTATTAATATTATCACCATCAGTATAATTAAAAGTGTTATTCCATTCATCATTATCATTCTTTTTTTGTTTAAATTTTTTAATTCCAATTTTATATTCTTTTAAAATTTTATTTTCTTCTTCATCTAATTTATTAATTAATCTAAATAAAAATCCTAAATTTATATCATCACCAATTAATTTTTTTCTATCAGTCCAAATGTTATTTATGTTAAAACTTATATTTTGTGTTCTAGATGCTAATAAACTATTTATTTTATATTGTGGGGAAGATAATGTCAATATTATATATATTTTTGCTAAAATTGAAATAGTATATTTTACATAAAAAGCAGAAGTTTCTTTATATAAGTTAGATTCTTGAATATAAAGATCTATTATGATATCATTTATGTCATAATTTAAAATATTTTGTATAGTTTCATTTTTATAATTATTAACTAAAGTTAAGTTTAAATTTGATAATACTAATCTTAAAAATTTAAAAGTATTATTTTTAAATTCATTATCAAAAGTAATATTTTTAATTCCATTTTGTACATCACCAATAACTTCACCTGTAATATTACCTAAATCAATAACTTCTTCTCTATCAAATATTATTTGGCAATTACACCAAATACAAAAACCATCTTTTATTTTATTTCTATTTAATTCTATATATTTATCAATATTCCAATCATTATTTGCTAATAAGAGTTGATGTTTACAACAAGCAAAATTTTCAAAATCATCATTAGATTCTAAACCAGCAATATCTAAATTAGTATTTTTATTTCTTATACTTTCAACAATTTTGTGATTATCAAAATAATATTTGTATTTCTTATTTTTTTCTTTTAGTATACAAAATTTACTAATAAAATTTTTAAATTTATTATTTTTAGTTAAAATTAATTCATTTAATTTATTAGAAAATAATAATAAATTATCTTTTTTTATAACTACATCATCTTTTTTTAAATTTTCTTTGGCAAATAAATAACCAGGTCGTCTTCTTTGACATTCTTTTAATTCTAAACAATCTTTATAAAAAGATAAATTATATAAATCATACCTTTCAATTTCTGATTTCAATGATTTCATTTCTTTGTCATACTTAATACAATTTGATTCAAATATGATCGTTTTAATTTTTGACTCTTTATTTTTTTTTAAAAATGTTCTTAATTCTAAAAGCAAAGTAATAGGAGGTTCATCATCATTTTTGTGTTTATCTAATAAATCTTTAATATCTAAAGAATTTAATTTTGTATATTTTGTAGCACTTTCTTTTATCCATTCTCCTTTTTCAAATTTAAATAATTTTGATTTTGTATTAGATGAATTAATTACCATACCTAAATCATTTTCTCTAATTTCATCTTCATTTTTAATAACATTTAATAAAATATTTAAAAATCTTGGATCTTTGATTGGTATAAAATAATATATAAGAGATAAATAAAATATTATTTTAAAAAGAAATTTATCAATATCAGTTTCAGTTTCAGTTTCAGTTTCTTTTTTAGATAAATAATCAATTTTATTTTCTAAAATTTGTTTTACATTTTTGCGATTTTTTAATAATTTATTAATTTCAATTTCATCCCAAATACCAATTTTCTTAAAAAATTCTATATTTTGCTTGTTACAACATAATTTTTTGCTACTTTCAAGTAATGTCTTTTTTAAATGCTCATCATTATTATTATCAATGTCATCATTTTTAGCAATTATTTTAACATGATATGCAAATGCATATGTTTCATAAAATTTAATATAATCAATTTGTTGTTTTAATCTATTAATTAAACTACTTTCAATCGTTTCATAATCAATATTTAAATTAGGAGAATCTTGTTTAAATATATTTGATTCATTTTGAATTATAATATATTGTTGTAATTTTTTATAAAATATTTTATTATCTAAATTCATAATTTTATCTTTATAATTATCTAATAATTCAAATAATGAATAAGTGTTTAATTTATTCATTTTATTTGGTAATTTAATATCATACATTTCATTAAAAATATTATAAAATTTGTCGCTAATTATATTTTTTTTTAAAATTTGAAATAATATATCATCACGTATTTTATTATTATTTTTTTCAAAAAAAGTATCTAATAAATGTTTATTAGTTTTATTAACACTATTTTTAAAATTTAAATCATTATTAATAAAATTTATTAAAAATTCTTTTAAAATTTGTTCATTAAAATCTTCTAAATATGCGTAACTATTTTTTTTTAAAATATATTGTATGTTATTTATATTATTTTGTATATATTTTTCTATATTTAAATTTTTATAATTTATTTTGTTAAGAAAATAATAATATAATTGTTTTTCAACATCATTTATATTTTTAATATAATCTAAATTTAAATATTTTTTAATATTATTATTTGAAGGTAATATTTTATTTTTTAAAATATAATCAACAAGATTTAAAATATTATCTTTATCTTTTGTATTTTTTTCGTATTCTTCTCTATAATTTTCTAAAAGAACTAAAGTTGAATTATCTTTATTTTGAATATTATCCCATTTATCTTCTAATGATTTAGGTTGTATAAAAATATTATTAAAATTTAATTTTTTATTTTTATTATTTATAATATTAATTAAATTATAACCTTTTGGAACTAAACTAGTTATAATATAATTATAATAAATATTTTGTTTACTATTTTCAATATTATTTTCATCATACAAGTAATCATAATTATTATTATTTAATGTTTTTTTACAAATTTTATTTAAACTAAAATTTAAATTTTTTTTCTGTAATAAAAAACCTATAACATTTAATTTTTCTCCTTTTAGAATTAATTTTCTAATTGAAGGTTTAAATACTGAATAATTATTTATCAAATAACCGTTTATAAAAGTACTAATATATTTCTTATTTTTTAAAATAATTTTTTCTTCAAATTGTTCTGATGTATGCCCTTTACACTTATTTATATATTTTTCAGAAGCTTCTAAATTAATTTCTAAATCATTTTTATAAAAGTATTTACGACCTTCAGCAAATCTTTTACATAAATTGTCTTCAATTTCATAATTTTTTAAATTCTCTAATTTATTATTAGAAATTCTATAAACAAATTGATCAGAAATACATTCCAAATTTTTATTATTTACAAATTCGGTACTATTATCCAAATTTTCTGTGGTCACAAAGTTAGATTCTATTAATTCATCTGCTTTATAATTAACAAAAGGTCTATCAATAAAACTTTTTAATTTATTATAACTTTTATAATTAAAAAACCATTCAGGATTTTTCGGAAAATTTCTTTTTATAACATCATATTTTTGACCTTGTAACAACAGATTTATTTCTCTTGATAAATTATCATATTTATCTGGTAAATTAGAATCATTTGTATCTTTTAGAAATAAATCAGATATTTTATTTCTAAATTTAATACAGCCAGATAAATTATTATCTGAAATATATTTTGAATAATTTTCTAATAATGATTGTAAAAATAATATATGTGAAATATAACTATTATATATAATATCATTATTAATAAAATCGTGTTTTTCTTCATTTTTTTCTAAAATAAAATGAAGATATTTAAATATAATTTTTTTTAGATCAACTTTGTTTTTTACAGTTTTTATTTTATCATAAATTTGATTAAAATTATTATTTTTATCATTTGTTTTGTCTTCCCAATATTTTCTCTTGTCATAATGATTCATTTTTTTTATTTTATCTATTAAAATTTTAAAGTCGGGTTGATTATGATTCTCATCAATATGTATATTTTTATAAATTTCTTCCCAAATAAAAATATCATTATTATAAAATAATAAATCACCTATAAAAGGAGCAGTCTTTCTTGAGGCTATAAGTTTATTTATACCCGTATTTTTTTCTTTTTCTATTAATTTATAGTATAACCAATTTATGATTTTTTTTAAAGTATCTCCTTCTACTTTAAAATGACCTCTAAATTTTTCCCGTTGAGAGTTTGTTGATAAATTACTATTATCTTTTAAATTAATATATTTAATAGGTTTATCAATTACTATTGGTTTTATCCAATCAAATAAGTGTAAATTCTTAGATGATATTTCACTATCAACTAAATCTTTAAATTTTGTATCATATTCTCCATTTTTATAATTAAAATAAGTATTATTTTGTATTAAATCAAAAAACAAATTAAAATCATTTTTTACTAATTTTTGTAAATTCTTTTTATAAGTAATTTTAGAATTTATATCAAAAAATAATTTTTTCTTAATTAATTTATATGATTGAAGCTGTACAATCTGTAAAATAAAATTTTTTATTTTTTTTGTTGTGTTTAAAATAAAAAGGTTTGATTGGTTGTATTCAAATGAATATTTATTTTCAATATTATTTAAATCTATTTTTATTACTTCTTTTAAATTAGTATGATTTTTAATGTCAATATCATTTAAATTACGTGGTAAAATAGTTAAAATATTTTGTTCATTATTATTCATAACTTTACCAACATACTTATTTTTCCATCGTTCTTTTAATGTTGTTTCTGTGTGAAAACCGACATTTACTACATAATCTTTTGATAATTTTTTTATAGAGTAAATATTGTTTAATTGAGAAATTCTAGAAGATTCTATTTTATTTGCTAATAATATATTTACATTTTTATAAAAATTATTTTCATTAGTTAAAATATTTATATTACCATCAACAAAAGAACAAAAATCAAGTATATTTTTTGATTTTAAAACATTAAAATATTTTAATTCTGTATTATTTAAATTCTTTTTACTATTTAAATCATTTAATCTTTTTGTATAATAATCTTTTTTAAATTTTTGTTTTTCTGTTGTTATCTTTTTTTTTAAGTTTTTAATTTTATCATCTAATTTATCTACATAAAATTCATCATAATTAATATTCATTTGTTTCAATTCTTTTATTTGAATAAAATAATTATTAAGATTATTATTTGAATATATATTATTATAATCTAAAGTAATAATTTTATAAATCTGTTTTTCAAATTCTATAAATTCATTAAATACTATAAATTCACTATATTTTATAAATTTATTTTGATCAGATTCTGTTGTTATTATTTCTTCATTTTGTCTAAAATCTTTAAAATTATTAAAATTTTTAGAAAAACGGTATTTAATTTTAAAATCACTATTTGTATATTTTATCTTTTCAAAAAAAACTAAATTTGGTATTGTTTTATTTCCTATTTTAAAACTATTTAAAATAAATATAGGAATATTTGGTAATAATATTAATTTACAATGCATTTATTAACTATATATTAAATTAAGATTTTTTTAAGAAATACTTACTTTAAGTATTTACATTTAATTTTAATTATATTATTTAAAAGAAAAACTGATTTAATAATAAAATACAAATGAATCATCTATATAAATTGATTTTATCAGAAAATTTAAAAAATTTTGATGATATAAAACATTATTTTTCAAAAGAACCTTATAATTTAAAAATTAAAGAAAATAAAGAATTATATTTAATAAAATATGATAATAATTCTAATTTAAATTTTGAATTTGTTAAAAAATTAAGAGGTATTATTTTAACAAAAGATACAAATAAAATGATATTTTATGGTTTAAATGGAAAAATAGATTATAGTATATTTAAAAATCAATTTAAAATAAAAAATATAATTATTGAAGAATCTATAGATGGAACACTTGTTAATTTATTTTTTTATAATAATGAATGGAATATAAGTACAAAAAGTTGTATAGATGGAGCAAAATCTAAATTTTATAGTAAAAAAAGTTTTAAAGAATTATTTTTAGAAGTTAATTTTAATTTTAATTTATTAAATAAAAATTATTGTTACTCATTTGTTTTACAGCACCCAGAAAATATTATAGTTACAAAATATACTAAATCTGATATTGTTTTAGTAAATATTAGAGATATGAACACTTTTAAAAAAATTTTAGAATATCCAGTTCATTTTAAAAGACCAAAAGCTTATAACTTTAATTCTTATGAAGAATTAGAAACAAATTTAACAAAATTAGATTTTTCTAAAGAAGGTTATGTACTTTATAATTTAGATAAGACATTCCGTACAAAAATTAAAGGCAATTCATATTTAATAGCAAAAAACATTAAAGGTAATAATAAAAATACAAAATTTTCTATATTATCAATTATACAAGATGATTATTTAAATAATACATTTGAAAAAGGAAAACAATATTTAAATTATTTCCCAGAATATCAAAATATTTTTAATTACTATAATATTATGATTAATAAACTTATAAATACATTAATGTATTATTATTTTATTACTAAAATTAAAAAAAAATTTATAAAATATCCTTATCATATAAAACCACCTATTTATGAACTTCATGGATTATATTTTAAATGTCTTACAAATTATAACTTATTAAAAAATAAAGAACAAAAAGAAAAACCTAAAATAACTAAAATTGTTATTAAAAATTATTTATTTAAATTACCAATTGAAAGATTTTATTTTATTTTAAATAGAGAATCACAAGAAGTACTTTAAATATCACTCAAATCTTCAAAAGATGCTATTACAACATCATGCTCAATTTTAATATATCTTTCTATAAGTTTAAAATTATCATCTTTCGTCTGTATTTTTTTTGTTATAATTAATAATAATGTATCTAATTTGTCCAATAATTTATTAATACATTTATTTAAAATATTTAATGGAACATCTTCATCATTTTTTAAAAGTAAATTTATTACCAATTTGTCTTCTAATGGATGTGGTATTTTATAAGAACTAAATTTAATATTTTCACAACGATTTATTTCTTGTGATAATAAATTTCCTAAAGTATGACTTTCATTTTTAATTAATATATTAAAACTATTTTTTAATAAATTATTAGCTTTTTCTATTTTAATTTTTTTATCATAAATTAGTTTTTTTACTGAATGTAATTTTTGAAATAATTTAGTTTTTTGTAAATCTTTTAATTTTATTTTTAAAATATAAATCGCATTTACAAAAATTTGAAAAGGATTCATATTTGAAATACTTTCTATACTTAAAAGTATTGAATTACATTTTTGATTCTTATTTTTTTTATAACATCTTTCACTATCTAATCTTTCAAAATTATTAAAATCTATTAATATTTTATTATTTAATTCTTTATAAGTGTCTGGATCTAAGTCAATAGCCCCTGAAAAAACGCTATTATAAAAAACCGGTGCATCACCACCGACCTGCTGTGGTCCACCTGCTTGTTTTGGTATCTTCTCATCCTTATATTTATGATGTGTTTTTTTTAAAAATACATTATCTAGTTTTATTTCAGTAGGTGAAAGTTTTACTAAATTTTTTACTAAATTTATAAAATCTAAATCTTTTTTTGATGCCGCTAATTTAAATTTATCACTATAATCTAATTTTTCAAACATATATTCAACTGTTCCTACTAAACTAAAACAAGAATGATGGTGTCCATTACCTGTTACTGGAAAGCATTTTAAATTCATTTGTTCAGATATATTATTTCTTACTCTTAATGTATTTAATAAACAATAACCCATATCTTTACCCCAATTTTTATTATAATATAAATCTTTTGTTATAAAATCTCCAGAATCTATTTTTTTTCCATCTTTATTTATTTTAATTTCATTACTAAATATATTTAATAATTTTTTATTAAATTTATTTACATTTAATTCAAATTCAGGAATATTTAAATTTTCTTTTAATTTATATATTCTATTACCGTCAACTATATCTGAGATGATTATTAATTCTTTATTGTGTGATATATCATCATAAAAATACCGACTTGTAATTGGTATTAATGATAATCTATGAGATAAAAATTCATTATTTAATACACTTGTATTTGTGTTTATTTTAATACATTTATTTGTATCTAATAATTCAGGAAATATTTTGGAATTTTTATTTTTATTAGATATTGTTTTATCTATAAATGATACATTTGGAATTTCAGCTAAAATGATTCTTCTTAAAGCATTTACTATATCTACATCATAATTTTTTAGTTGTAAAGTAATTTTTCTTAGTCTTTTATTATCACTTGTTTCTTCACTTGTTTGTAAATTTAATTCTAAATTTTTTTCATTAATTAACTTATTTAATTTTTTTGCTTGCATTTTTTAATATTTATAATTATTTTTTTATATATTAATTTATCAAATTTTTTTTATTGGTTTAATATTTAATTTTTTTATTTAAATAATAAAATAAATGTCTAAATCAATTTTATTTTATGGTTCTAATTGTAAACATTCGGCCAACTTCATTTTAATGTTATCTAAAACAAATAAATATAAAGATTTTATAAAAATTTGTGCCGATCCAAATTCTGGAAATAAAATACCAAAAATTATAAAACAAGTTCCTACTATAATTGTCCCAGAACAATCAAACCCCCTTGTTGGCGAGCAAGTTTTTTTGTGGATAAGACCTTTTATAAATAATAAAGAAGATGATAAAAAAGATACGAGTGGTCCTTCACCTTATGTACCTCTCGAAATGTCTGGTAGTTCAGACCGTTTTTCATTTTTAGAGACTACCAAAAAATTTGGCATCCCATTAAAACATAATTATGCTTATATTAAAAAAAATGGAGAAAAAGAAGAAAAAAAGAATAACACTTCTAATAAAACAAATAATAATAGATTAAATAAACTATCAGAATTACGTGATAATGATCCATTTGTATTAAAATCAGTGCAAAGATTTTAATTAATGGGCGCAACAGGTTTAATATATAAACTAATTAAAATTCTTAATATTTATTAGAAATTCAAGATTTTCATGTTTATTTTATAAAAGTCATTTAAATTTGTAGTTCAAAGATTTTTAAAAGTATATTTAAAAAATAAAAATAAATTTTAATAATAATATAATGAATGAAAAACTAATTAAAATTATATTTTGTGGTTCTCCAAATGTCGGAAAAAGTTCAATTATTTTACAATATTGTCAAAAAAAATTTAATAATAATAATTTATCAACAATTGGTGTTGATTTTAATATTAAAAAAATAAAATTTAAAAAAAAAATCCTAAAGCTACAAATATGGGACCAGCAAGGAGGGTTAAACTTACAAACAATTACTAAAAATTATTATAGAGGGACTGATTTTTGCATATTAATGTTTGATTTAACAAATGAAAAAACTTTAACAAATTTGTCTGGTTTTATAGAAGAAGTTAAAAAATGTTCAAATAATGTTCATTATATATTAATTGGTAATAAAATAGATTTAATAAAAGATAAAATTCTCTTTAATAATAAAATTAATTGTTTTATAAATAAACATAATTTAAAATACATAAAAACCTCAGCTAAAAAAAATAAAAATATTGATTTATTATTTAATATTATAATTGAAAATTATTTAAAAAAAAATATAAATTCTTTTGATAATTCTTTTGATAATTCTTTTGATAATTCTTTTATAAATTTAAGTACAAAAAATAATAAATCAAATCATTGTTGTTAATTAATTGGATTTAGATTACGAAAAAAAATAAAAGAATTCTTTAATTATTTTTTGTTATACATACGCCATAGACGATTGCTTAATCTTGCTTTATAAAAGGCATCGTTAAAACACTTTTCTATTTTTTCGGTATTGTCATCTATTTTTTTTAATAAATTAGAATAAATATTACGATTTTCTTTTAAATAAGATAAAATTTGATTATTTTTATTATTTAATACTTTTAAATTTTGTTCTATATTAGTAAGTTTGTTTTCTAAATTATTTATTTTTTTTTCTAAATTATTTATTTTTTTATTTTTTTCTAAAATATTATTATTAATTAAATTTAATTTATTTTCATTTTTATTTTGTATATTTTTTATTAAATCAAATAATTTTGGTTTTAATAAAATTTCCCATTCATCAATTTTTAACATAAACTATAATATTATATTATTTTTCTTTAAATTTTTTTATTTAATTAAAAATATTTAATATATTATGTTAAAATTTCTTGATTTAAATTTATTTGAAAAATCAAAAGAGCATAATTTTAAAAATTTTACAAAATATATTAATAATAAAGAAGTCTTAAATAAAACTGAATTACTATTAAAAACTATTAATAAAGAAAAATATACAAGAGAATTTCTCTCTTTATATCTATTTTTAAATAAATCAAATATTATTTTAAATAAATTAAAAAATTATGATATTTCTAATTTAATAGATAGATCACAGAAATTAATTAAATGTTTAAAAAAAGATTATAATAAAACTGAATTTAAAAATAATTTTCAAAATTATTTAATTGAGTTAAATTTATGGAAAAAATATGATTGTGAGAAGTTAGTCAATTCTTATATTGATAGTTATTATGCATTAAATATATTACAAAAAAATTCAAAAGTTGAACATAAGAACTTGCTCCAACCTATCAAAAAAAAAATAAAAAAATGTATCTTATCTTTAGATAAAATTAATGGACAAAAAAAATTAAATAATTATAAATTGGTTGTTGATAATAATTTAAAAAAAATTTTAGCAATGAATATTCGTAAGGCATTTTGGAATAAGTTAAAGTTAGATTTAGAAAAAACACCACCTAAATTAGATATGATTAAAGACTTATTAATTGATGTAAATAAAGCATTAATGTGCATTACATTTTCTAAACAGTTAAAAAAAGAAATAAATGATAAATTCGATGTATTATATTTAACTAAACTTATTAAAAATAATTTGTTTACATTTGATGCAATTATAGGAACATCATTGTTTTTATTAAATACTATACAAAGATTAACATATAAATCAAGAGATAAGTTATTAAAAGAACATATTGATTTTGTAAATAATATATATAAAAATCCTCAAAAATTTATAATTTCAGAATATCTTCCAAAAATGTTTAAAATAATTCTAGAAGAGATTGAATTAATAACTTTTAAAATATTAGAAATAAATAATAATTTAAAAGAAAAAAATATTACAATATAGTTAGTTTTATATGACTACAATAGTTTTTAATACAAAATAAAAAAAAAAATAATATTTAAAAAAAATATATTTAATTAAAATATGTCAAGAAGAATTAAACGTGAATTAAAGGAATTTTTAAAATCACCACCAACTAATATTAGCGGTAATTGTATAAAAAAAGATATTTATGAATGGGAAGCAATTATTTTTGGTCCAATAGCAACACCATATTATGGTGGTATATTTAAATTACAAATCTTATTTCCAGTAGATTATCCTTACGAGCCTCCAAAAATAACATTCATTACCAGAATTTTTCATCCAAATATCGACAAATATGGAAATATCTGTCTCGACATATTAAAAGACAAATGGTCTCCTTCATTAACTATAAGTAAATGTTTATTATCAGTATGCAGTATGTTAAATGAACCAAACATCGATGACCCACTTGATGTTGCTGCAGCAGAGCTTTACAAAAAAAATAAATTAGAATATGATATGGTAGCTAAAAGTTATACTTCACAATTTGCCTGATTTATTTTAAGTTCTATATCTTCACTATACTCACAATTATAATATTTCTTATAAAATATTAATTTTGATTTTTTTTCATTTTTTTTCAAATCTTCAATTTTTATTGGAATATCTTTTATGCTATTCCAGGATATTTCATAATACATATTATTATTATTTATATCATCATTATTTGTTTCTTTGAAATAATATCTTATACCATTTTTTATTGTTTCCATATTTTTTTTTGAGATTATATTTTAACTTATTTTTTTAATCAAATTTATTTTTAAATAAAATTAATTTATTTTTTAATCAAATTTATTTTTAAATAAAATTAATTTTTTTATTACTAACCAATAAACAAATAAACCAATTAAAAAGAATGAATATAAATTACAAAAATTTTTGTTAAATAATTCTTTTGTGGGATTTGAAAAAAACACTAATAGATTAATAGTCAAAAAAATTATTGAATATTTTATTAAATCATCTACAAGTCCTCTATATTCATTTTCTATTTCAATACTTATTATAGATTCCATTTTATATATTAATAAAATAAAATAAATTTATTAATAATCATCAAACTTTTCTATTTTTTTTAAAATATTTAAATTTTTTTTTACTTTTTTTGAGTTTTTGTTTATAAGCTAATTTATAATCTGAAAAATTTAAAGAAAAATTATTATTGTTTAAACTGAAAGGAGAACTAAAATCATTTATTTCATTATTATTTAAATCAGTAAAACCAAGTGATACATTATAAATAGGTGTATAAATATTTTTAATTATTTTATATTTATTTTTCTTTTTTTTTTTCTTCAATTTATTAAAAAGTTTATTAAATTTACTTAAATTAAATTGTTTTAAATTAGTTTTTTTTAAATAAAAATTTTCAATTCTTAATTTATTTCTTTTTTTAGATTTTATAATTTTATAGCCTTTGTCACTATTTTTTTTTGTCCTTTTTTTTAAATAAATTTTATTAAAATTCTCTTTATTTAAAAATGTTTCTTTTTTTTTTTTTTGTTTTTTTTTTTAAATTAATTTTATTAAATTTTTCTTTATTTAAAAATTTTTTTTTTTTTTTTTTATGATTTTTTATAAATTTATTAAATTATTTTTTTTTTTGATTATAGGTTAAAGGATTTTTTATTTTTTTAAATTCACATAAATATTTATATGCTTTCATTACTTTATTAAAATTTGTGCCTCCTTTATCAGGATGTTCTATTAATGCTATTTTTTTAAAATTTTTTTTTAACTCTTTTTTTGTAAAATTTATTTTAAGATTTAAAATTTTACAAGATTGTTTTAAGTCATCATTCATAATTTGAAGTTTTTCTTTTTTAATAATTTTATTTTTCGTAAATTTATTTTTAGTTATTTTTTTTTTCTATTATTTTGTGCTTCAATGAGATTATTTATTTGAGGTTGTCTTTGATTAAATATATCTGTATTATGTACATAATTATTTAATTTATTATTATTATTATTATTTGTAGGTGTTGTTCCTACACTTGCACCAAAAGGTGCTGGTAATAAACTATTTGGTTTAGGTAAATTAGATAATAATTGTTTATCCATTAAATCACGATCTAATTTTTGTTTATTTAAAAGACTGTTAAAATTATTACCTTCAGGTAAAGTAGATATGTATTTTTTTTTAAAATTAACTTGTTTGTGTTTTTTTTTTCTTGTTTTATGTAAATTTTTTTCTACACGACTATTTAAAATTTCATTCATTTTTTCAATACTCATTTTTGGTTTATTAATCGCAAAATCATTTCTTACTGGTTGTTGTTTTTTTAAATTATTTTTTATTTTATCATATGACATATTATAATCCTCTTCTTCTTCTTCTTCTTCTTCAGAATCATCTGAATCATATGAACCTTCATCTGAATCATCATCATCATCGCTTGAATCCCCTTTATTCCTATTTTTTTTGTTGTTTTTTATTTCTAATTTATCACTTAATTCTGTTAATTCTTTTTTTAATTGTGATTGTCTTTCTAATATCGCTTGTTGTTTTTTTTTTAATTCTCTTTTATAATTTTCTTCTATAGTTTTAAATTTTTCTTCTTCTATTTCTTTAATACGAGATTCTGCTTGTAATTTTTCATGAATAGTAACAAATTTACTTTTTAATCTTTCTCTTTCAATATTTTTTTTTCTTTGATTTAATTTTTCTTCTTGACTTTCCATTATTTTTTGTTGCATTGATAATTCTTCTTGTCTTTGTTTTAATAACATTTGTTCTTTAATTTGTTGTTCTTTTGTTCTTCTAATTTTATTTTGTTCTTTTCTTAATTTAAATAACTGATTTTCATATTGTCTATTTGTATTTTCATCAGTTTTATTTCTTAAATTTTGTTGTTCTTTAATTTTTCTTTGATTTTCCATAAATAATTTTAATTGTTCTTTACTAATTTCTTCACTTGATTTAATTTCTGTTCTTTTTTTTTTAATTGTTGGAAAGTTTTCAAAGTAAATTTGTTTATTATTTTGTAATTGTTGTTGTTGTTTTTGTTTTTGTTGTTGTTGTAATAACAATTGTTGTTGATAAAACATTAATTGTTGCTGTTGTTGTAATAATTTTTCTTTTAAAATATTACTATTATTACTATTATTACTATTATTACTATTATTACTATTATTACTATTATTATTATTATTATTATTATCTTCAATTCCAAACATCCAATTTATCATTTAATAAATATATTACTATAAAATTAAAAAAAAATTTTTTTAAATAAACTTATTAATCTAAAATGTTTAAAATTTCATTTTTTGCTTTTGTTAATAATATTTTTTCTTTTTTTAAAGTTGTTTTAATTTTATGAATTTCTTCTGTTTCTTTTAATAAAACATCAGAAGAATACTCTTTTAATAAATTATTATTTAAATTATTTAAATCAGTTAATGTGTGTTTTATAAGAAAAAACATTATTGTTTTTGGTATTATATTTTTTAAACTTAATTTTATTGTATCATAATAACCTATTATTAATTCTTTAATTAAATTAATATTTTCTTCTTTTTGCTCATATTCAATATTATATTTATATAATTCTTTTAATTTATTTATAAATTCTTTATTATTTGTATAAATATAATATTCTTCAGAATCTATAATTTCTTCTATTTTTTTATTTGCGGCACTAATATGTTTTAGTATTATATTTTCAATAATAAATTTTTTTATACTTTTTGTTAAATTTGGATAAATAGTTAAATTTTTTTGTACATTAAAAATTAAATCAATTAAACGAATTAATTCTTTTGATACATTTTTAATACAATCTTTTGAAATAGGTATAAATTTTTGTATTGGTTTTTTTTCTTTATCTTGTAATGTTAATTCTAAAACATCGATTGGTAACGCCGGGCTCGAGATTTTTAATCCTTCTAAAGACAAAATTTTTTCTTTAAAATATTCATTTTTATATTTTAAAAAAGGATTAATTTCTTCTAAATTTTTTTTATAGTTTATAAATATTTTTTTTATTTCTCTGGCACTATCAAAGTGACTACCCCTCATTTTTATTGATTCAATATATAAATTTTTAAAATTATTAATTAAATGATTTAAATAATTTATTCTTGAATTTTCATTTTTTGTATCAAAATAATCTTTATAATTTTCTAATTCTATTGTTGTTTCTGATAATTTATTATTTATATCATTTAAAATTTCTGGTAGCATTTTTTTTGTTCTATTTATTATTATTTTTTTGATTTTTTTTTTTAAATTATTAATTCCTATATTAGTTTGTTCCATTTTATTATAAATTGGATGATTGTAAAAAAATTGTTCTTCATCTCCTTTATTAACTAAAGCATAATAACCTAATTTAATTTGTAAATCAGATACTACATTATTTAATAAATAATCTGAAATATTTTCACTATTATCTAATAAATCTACTTTTGATATTATTCCAATTGTTCTGGTTAAATCTTTATCATATCTTTTTATTAATTCTAAACTACTATCTACTTCTAAATCTACTCTTGCTGGTAAAATACTTAAAATTATTGTATTTTCATCTTTTATATATTCACCTATCATATTTGATATGATTTCCTTAATATTTGATTTTTGACCTTTACCAGTTAAGGCAACTTGTACTAAACCTGGTAAATCAATTAATTGTAATGTTGTTACATTTGGTGATTTTATATTTAATATAATTGGTGTATTTGAAATTGAAAAATCGTTTCCACAATATTCTCTTGTAATTTCAGTTATATTTGTCATTAATTTTTCTTGAATATCTAAATCTAAATTTGGAAATTCAATATCTTTATTAAACTTATTTACTAAAACTAATTCTTCATTTTTATATTTAAATATTTCAATAGTAGTATTATTACTACTTTTTATATAACTACAATTTAATATTAATGGACAACGAGTAGTGATTTTTGAGCCTGTCGGTAGTATATTTAAACCAATTATTCTATTTAATGTTGTTGATTTTGCAGCAGATTGTAATGCTACTGTAACAAGACGTGGTGTTTTAATATTTAAATTTATTTTTGTACTATTTTTAATATTATTTAAAATTAAATTTAATTCTAAGATTTTTTCATCTGATAATAAATTAATATTCATTTTATTATTATTTAAAATAAAATTTGATACACGAGTAATCATATTTTATTATAAGTATTTATTTTTAAATAATAAATAAAAAATTATAAAATTATAAAAAATTTAAATTATTATTTAAATATGTATTTTTGGTAATTTTACCTCATAAATTAATTTATGATGAAGAAGATAATTTAAATAATATTATAAGTATTTAACTTTTATCAAATTAAACAAATTAATTATAAAAAAAATTTAATTTAAAAAATTTTTTTAATATTGTGTTTAATTTAAACAAAAAAAAAATTTAGTTATTATTATAAATTAATGAATAAAGAAGAAGCATTCGATTTCATCATCGACCCCGAAACAAACAAAAAAGTTGCTGTTGATACTAAAATTGGAAAAACAGTTATTCAAAATTATATTACATTTTTGAAAGAAGGAGAGAATTCGACAAATATCATTTCTACACAACAATTTTATAAAAATCCTACTACTGGTGGGAAAACGAAACAAAAACAAAAACCAAAACAAATTATAGAAAATAAAATATTAAAAGGTATTTGTTCTATTTGTAATAAAAAGGTATTTTCGACGCAAAAAAGATGTAAAAATAAAGATTCTTATATGCATGCAACATGTTATGATAAACAAAGTATGACACAAACTAGAATTATTTAAATAATTTATGTTGTAATAATTTTTTACAATTTATTCTTTTTTCTGAATTTATTATAAATATTAATAATAAAAATTCTTTAAATTCTTTACTTATATTTAATTTAGTTATATTTTTTTTTATATTTTCTTTTAAAATTTTGTTATCATTATTTATAAAAACATTTTGCGAAAATGATGATAAAAAATCAGAATTTATTATTATTAAATACAAAATTATACCAAAAGCCCAAATATCTGTTTTTCTACCAAAATTTCTTTTTTTTAATTCTGGTGGAGAATAAGCTTTCGATGCCATTTGACCATTTAAAATAATAGATTTATTGTTTGTTATTTTTTTTGATGCTCCAAAATCTATAATTACAAAATTTAATAATTCATTTTTTAAATTTAATAAAATATTTTCTGGTTTTAAATCTAAATGAACAAAACTATTTTGATGTATTTTTGTAATTGTTTTTAAAAATTTTTTAGCAAATTTTTTTATTTTTTCTTCTTTTATATTATTAAATTTTTTGTTTTTTAACATAAATTCTAAAGATTTACCATATTTTTGTGAAATTGAATATTGTAAAGTTTTATTAGGTTTACTTGAATGAATTATTCCATAATCATAAATTTTTCCAATATTTTCAATTTTATTTTGCAATTTGTGCTGTGTTTTTAAACCATTTATTTCAATTACAAATGTATTTTCATTATTTGAACTGGATAGTCTTATTATCAATTTTTTTTTTGTAAATTCTTTTGAAGTTCCTGTTGATTTTATATTATAAATATTATTATAACTACCTGAATTTATTTTTTTTGAACAAATAATAAATGTTTTAATTTTATTATCTATATATGAAAATGTTTTAATTTTTTTATACATTTTAATATAAATATATATATTAAAATGTATAAAAAAATCTACGTTTTTTTATTGATGAAGTTTAAATGAATAACTTGCATTTGCATGTTTTTCTCTTACTTTATTTAAACTTTTTAAAGGATTCGAACCATGCATTTGTGCTTCACAACTAAAACAAGATGTTTTATTAGACCACATTGGATTAATACCTAATTTTGCAGTTGCTTTTTCACAATCTACACATTTTGTAGGAAATCCAAGATTTATATTTTTATCAGAAAGTCCTTTCTCAGCTTTAAAAACTTTATTTTTATGAGACCACCCGTTAAAAATTGTAAAATATTCCATTTTATTACGCAAAAGAAATATTATAAACAAAGACATAATAATTACAAAAATTAAAATTGACCAAAAATTAAAAAATATTTTAAAAGGATTTATTATATTCAACATAATATAATATATAATATTATTTTAATTTGTAAATAACATAACACCAAAAATTAAAAAAATATTTTAAAAGGATTTATACATTATATTAAATTTGTAAATAATATAAGAAAATAATTTAATTACAATTAAATCCTAAAACTTTTCTAAAAACTGAATAGTAAATAATATAAATAAAACTAAACATGGATGCAAAAATTACATAAAAAAAACGTATAAAAATATTTGATTTTTTATTACAATCCCACGCTAAATAACCTGCTATTAATGCACATATTAATTTTAAACCACAAACAAAATATAATTTTAACCAATGTTCTGTTGTTTTGTTTATTTCTTGTTTTTTTGTATTTACTAATGAATTATAAATATAAGTTTCTAATATCATTTATATTTATTAAATATATTTTTTTTAGTCTAACATATTATTCATTTTAATAAAAATCTTATTTATATTTTTGTAAATTATTAAATTAAAAAATAAATAAAATAAATAGAAAAATGAAAATAAAGAACATAACACAGTTTTAAAAAGTCTATTAACATGTATTTCATTTTTAAAAGAATTCCAAGCTAAATAACCAGCAAAAATCATTGTTAAAATTTTTATAAAAATCACAAAAACAGAAATTGAAATTCCAAAAATTTCAATTCCTGTTAAATTGTTATTAGATTCTTTATTTTTTTTATTTTCTTCTGTCACTCCATTTAATGGTGATTTTACATTTAATGCTGATGGTGATTTTACATTTAATGCTGATTTAATTAAAAATCCATATACATCTCTTTCTTTACTCATATTTTTTTTTTATATATAATTATATATTATTTTTTATTATATAAAAAAATTATAAAATATTAATACAAGAAATGTTAAATTTATTAAAATATTTATTTTGTTGTAATTGTTTTAAAAAAAAAAATAAACATAAATATAAATTAATTCCACGAAATGATTTTTTGGGAACATCTGTAAGAGGTAAGTATTATAAAACCAACACAAATACAACTTTAGAATTAAGTAATATTATAGTACCAGATAGTAGTGACTCTGACTCTGAAATTGAAGAAGATTTTAATAACAGTTATGCAAAATTTCATTCTTGTTCTTCAACAACACAAGAAGTCATTAATTTTCCATCTGAAGATGTGTTATCCCCATCTTCAGATAATATTTTACCGCGACGCGACCCAGCGACGACGGTCACCAGCTTCATTGAGACTGAACAAGTTTCTTCTGTTTAATTAATTGTTTTATTTTTTTTAAAAATTCTTTATTAAATTTTTTTACCCAATATTTATTATTTAAACTAAATTTAATTAATTTTTCTAAATCTAAAAAAGTTATATTTAATTGTGGAAATAAAAAGTAATTATTATAAATTTTTGTTAAATAAATATCAGAAATAACATTGAAATGAGAAAAAGGGATTTTTAGTTTTTTACATAAACATATTTTATTTTTATTATTAATATTTCTAACAGATAATTTATTAATATTTGTATTTGTAATTATTTTATTTGATTTATTATATGAAGTTTTTTTTAACTTGTTAATTAATATTTTAGAACTAAAACCACCTAAAATATTAGAGTATTTTCTTAAAAACCAATTACATTTAGAATAAATAGTGAAGTTAATTTTTAATGAAGAATGTAAAAATTTATATAAATTTATAGTAAGAATTAATTTTTGCTTATTATCTCCAATTCTATTTAAATAAAGAAAATTTATAAAATTAGCATGAATTAAAGATAATAATATTTTTGTTTCATTTCCTGCTAAATCAATATATTCAATTATTGAAATATTTTCAGTTGAATTAAAAAGTTTATTCAAAATAGTTATTATTTTATAACTTATGTTTTTATTTGAACAAGAATGAATTAATAAATTCAGATTTTTATTTGTTAATTTTTCTTTATTTCTATTTATTAATTCTAAAATATTTAAAATTCGTCTAAAATCATTTTGACAATTTTTATAAATTTTTAATTTAAATTCATCATTTAAATTTAAATTTTCACTTAAAATTATTTTATTTATAAAATTTTTAAATTCAAAATCTCTTGGGTATAAAAATTTTATATATAATGATAATTTTTTTATTTGTAAAATATTTAATTTAGATTCATTATTACAAATTAAAATTATTGGATTCTTAAATTTTTGTTTTTTTTTTAAATATTTTATTATTTTTTTTAAACCCCCTCTATCTCCAACACTACAACCATCTATTTCATCCATTATTATACCAATTTTTCTATTATCATTAAACATTGATAAAATATTACTATTATTTAAAATATTATCTAATTTATTTTCTAAACTTTTAGCAGTTCTTAATTCACTTGCGTTAAATTCAATTGGAATATAATTAAATTTTTTAAATATTAAAGTTGCTATTGTTGTTTTACCAATTCCTGGAGGACCACTTAATAAAATACTTTTTTCTTTATTTTCTTTAAAATTACTTAACCAATCTTTAATTTTAATTATATTTTGACTATTTCCAACAAAATCATTTAAACTTTTTGGTTTATATTTCTCAAGAAAACTCATTTTAATTATAAATATTAATATACCTTTAAATAATTTGAAAATTTTACAAAATTATTGTTTTATTTCTTAAACCTTCTAAAATATATTTTAATTCTAAATTAAATTTTTTCCCTTTTTTTATTTTATTTTTGTAAAATATTACATTTTTATTAAAATTTATTACTTTTTTATGTTTATAACACACATGTAATTCTAAATAATTACTTCTTATATTTTTTAATTTATAATTTGTTTGAACAAATTTTAAATTTTTTTTTATTAAATATTTTATTTCTGAACCTTTTTTTAATTTTTCAATATTTTCACATAATTTAAATTTTTTTAATAATGTTTGTTCATAAATACTAAGATATTTAAAATATTCTTCCATAATTATATAAAAAATATATTTTATATATATAAAATGTTTAAAAATAATAACAATAATAACAATAATAATAATAATAATAATAATGAAAATAATACAAGAAATTTAATAAGATCTAATTATAAACGTCCTCAAAAAACTTATACAGATACTTTACAAAATAATAAAGCTATGAATGAAAAATTAAAAGGTTATGAAAGAGTTGATAATATTGATTTTGTTACTCTTAATACACATGTTAGATATGTTACTTGGGATAAAAAATCAAAAAAACAAGTATTTCGCTTAGGAGGTTTATTAAAATTTAAACATCATGATTATGTAAGATTATCAAATGGTCAATTTCATTGGTCAGTTCAAAAAATTCATTATGGTGATAAAAAGGAAATCTTGTTTACAACTGTTTTCTTTAAAATATTATCTAAACAAGAAAAATGTGAACAAGAAATAGAACAACAAAGTTTAATTTTAGATAAACAACTCTCAGAATTAGAAAAATTAAAAATCGAAAATGAAAAATTAAAAAAAGCACTTTTAAAAACAAGAATTGTTTAATTTTTTTTTATAGTTCTTTTTAAATCTATTTTTTCTATATTTTCTCTTTTATTGTAAAGTAATGTTGTAAGTTCTTCTGCTTTTTCATCATTTAAAAAATATTCTTTTAAAGTTTTATTAATTATTATTTTATTTAATGGTTTTTTTACTTTAGTAATAGTATATTTTAATTTACCATCTGGCGTTTTTAAATCCTTCATTTTATTTTGCCCCATAAATTGTAACAAATAAATCTTTAATTTCTCTTTTTGCTCTCTTTTTAATTTTATTAAATTTTTATATTTATTTATTTCATTATCAATTTCTAAATATTTTTTAGCAGTTGTCTTAAATAATTCTACATTCATTTATAATTATAAATATTTTTTTTTCTTTTTTTTAACAATACAAATATTCTTGTAAATTATTCAATATAAAAAAATAATTATATTTATTTTTTATAATTTGAAAAAAAGAAAATAAAAAATTCATTTTATTTTTATTTTCTTTAAATTCATTTAAATTACATTTTTCTATTTTTAAATTTAATGTCCCTATTTTTATGTTTAAAAATCTTATAAAATTACATAATTGATTATTGTTAAATGATAACATTATTAGTATATAAATTTCTAAAGGTATTATTTTATTATTATCAAATAAATTATAAAATTCAACAATCTTTTTATTGTATAATTCTTCCTTATTATTAAATAAAATATTTTCATATTCTTTATTTAAATTAAAATTAATATCTTTTAAAAAAGAATATATTAAAACAGGTGATATTTTAATATCTTTCATTTACTTTTTACTTAATTTTTTATTATTTAAAAAAAAACTTATATATTTAAAGAAAATATATGCCAAGAAAAAAAGGAAGTTTAAATAAAAAAAATCATTATAAATTATATTTTCAAAATAAAATTTTATATTTTAAAAATGCAAAATCTTTGGCAAAACATTTAAATGTTAAAGTTAAATTTATTTATGACCGTCATAAATATAAATATAAACAAAAAAAAACTAAAAATAAAAATTTTAAAATTATAAAACTATGGTAAAATTTAATTGTATATATTTTAAAAATAAAATATTTACATTAAATATATATTATGAATTTTGGTGTAGATACTATTTTAAATACTCCTTCTAATAGCATTATTCAAAATAAAGTTATTAGAAGACCTATCAGCACAAATATTACAAATAATGCTACTTTTAGAAATGTTGGTTATAGAGATATAAGAAATCTTAAACAAATTATAAATATTGATATAGCATTACCAAATGGTACTAATACATTTAATGGTACTGATTCAAATTCAGGTAAATTTCATATTCCTATTAAAATCGATTCTCTTTGTGACATCTTTCTTGATAATTTCACTACCTTTGATGCAAGTCCAAATACAAGTAGTGCTAATAATGCTTTTGTTTTAGATATAGATCAATTCCCTATTAAATTATGTTCTAATAAAGAACATTTATATAATAAAATCATTATACCGAATGAAGATGGTCTTGGTACAAATAAATTTAAAATTCATAAAGGGAGGAAGCAAAATTACATTTGTACTATAAATCCACAAACATTAACTAAACTAAGCGGTTCTCTGCGAAATATGTCAGATGGTGCTACCATAGGAGGAAACAACTTTAGATTCATAGCTGAATTTGTTTTAATTTCAAGAAATTAAATAAGATATTTTTAGATAGAATCAAATTATTAAAAAGTTATTACAACTATGATTTTTTTATCTTTCTTTTATAAAGTTGTAAAAATACATCTTAAAAAAATATTTAATTTAAATATCCACTAAACCAAAACCATTATCTTCTTCGGTATCTTCTTCAGTATCTTCAGTATCTTCTTCAACGTGCGTGCGTATGTGGCTGCCAATATTTTTTTCATATATATTTTTTTTAATATTATAAGACCAGACTTTAACCTTTTTATTTTCTAAATATAATTGTTTTACTGAAACACTTTTTATTATATTATGTTTAATTAATACAATTTTATTAAATTTTATTTCTATTAAAAGTTTTTTATATAATTTCCAATCATTTTCCCACATTTCTTCTACTACATAATCTTCTTTTTCTAACAATTTTGTTTTCTTTACAGTATTCTTATATAATTCTCCAAATGTTTTTTTACAGGTTTTATTATATTTTTCTGCTTTAAAAATTTTTGGATTACCATGCCAATAATCTCCATGAAATGAAAATATTTTATTTAATTTTCTTGAAAAACCATCTATCTACTCTTGTTTTTTTATTCTTATTATTTTTTAAATAATCAACTGAATGTTCTTTTTCTGAATTTGCTCTACTAATAATAAAAGTATTATCAACTATACTTTTTAATTTTAAC